AGGTGATCGGCCTGCCTCGTGATCTCCACGAGAAGCACGACTCCACCATCTACCCGCTGATGGCCCGGACATTCCTCAAGAGAAAGGAGGAAGCGCATCGTCGTTGACGAGGTGGCATACCCCCCCATGGATATGGGGGGTTTATGCTGGTCGCAATAGTAAGCAATAATGCACACAATGACCGACAAACCAACCACAGGAGAACACCATGAACATCAAAGAGATAGGGGGATTACTTGACCGGATGAGTGAGCAGTTGAATCGAATCGAAAAGTTAGTGTCGCAACCTTCCGGCAAGGTAGCAAAGACAAGCGCAGAGGCTGTGCTGAGAGAGAGGCTTGACCGCCTCACGATCAAGCGTCATGCCGTGCTTACCGCCATGCTTGGCGGTGTCAGCTATCAGGAGTTGTCCAAGCTGATGGGCTGCGATCTCACCACCGTGAAGCTGCACCTCAAGGCAGCGCTCACGATACTGGAGATACCAAGCAGGAGCGTACTGTTCGCTTCTCACATCCACATCTTGGATGCAATACCTGACAAGGAGTATGTAAGCAGGTACGGGATAAGCAAGCGCTGGTGGCTGGAAGAGAACAAGGAACTTATGGCCGTGCTCTCTACCGTGAAGCCAGCGAACAACCAACACACAGAAACCAAGACATGAAGATCAAGGATCTGATAGCTCACTACTCAGCGAGGAAGGTGCTGAACTCAGCGCTACCTCCTGAGCTGCATGAGAAGCTACGCCACCTTCTCCGTGTGTTCGGAGAGATGGATGCAGGGTGCGGCGGAGATGAGATAATTTCCGCATCACTGAAGGCATGGCCGGATGCTGCCCCGGGTACGCGCAAGCGCTATCTGGTACAGCTCCGTGCTGTCATGCGTCGGGCAGAGAGGGACGGGGTGATAGCTCGTGCTCCTCTGATCGACCTGCCATTCGTTCACGATACCGTGTACGTTGACGTGACAGGCTCAGAGGTCAAGCTGCTGCTCGACTACATCAAGTGGACAGAACCCAAGTGGTATCCACTTGCTCTGGTGCTGATGCACACAGGTGCGAGGCTTGGAGAGGCTCTTGCCCTGCGCCCCGGCTGCTTCACACGGCACGGCACACGCATAGCCAAGCCGATAGGGCGCAAGTCCAAGACGGTGGACAGGACGATACCCTACACGCCAAGGCTACAGGCTGAGGTGGAGAGCGGGAACCTGATGAGGAATGAGAAGCTGGCCCCGGTTGGAATCTCTGATGACTCCATTGCTACCTGCTTGGGCCGTGTGATTGACGCATCAACCAAGTCGCTGGGGTTGCCGCCCCTTCGTGTGCATGACCTACGCCATGCGTTTGCCGCAGTGCTTGCGGAGAATGGGGCGGACTTGGCAGACATCAGCTCGGCACTTGGACACTCCAATCCTGCGATGGCTATGCGCTACCGTGGGTTGGTGAAGTCCAAGCTGAGCGGAATCATGTCAGGTATTTAGCATCGCTGTGAAGCTGTTGCTTGGGGGGTCTAGCGAGACCCCTTGTTCGCGCAGGAAGGCCGAATAAAACTTCAGCCAATGGTCTACCCTCATCACGACCAAACTCTCTCCTGTAGCCATGTTGTTCCTGCGCTGCATGACCACCGGAACCACGTTGGCATTCGACTTCTTGATGGACTCCTCTGCCTGACCCAGCGCAGCGTATGGCGCGAACGTCTCCGTGCGCTTCGCTTCGACATGGATCAGCGGGGTGCCATCAAGGTCGGAGCCGCCATCGTTGCGTCCTCCTCCAGAGAGTAGCGCTCTCCGCGCGTTGAGACCCAGCGCTGCGTTGAGGTACGCTGCCAGCTCCCGCTCGTAGTTGGAACCCTTTGCCTTGGAGCCTCGCCCCGAGATAACCCTACTCGCCATCTTCATCTCCTGCTATTGCATTGAGTACCGAGTTGTACGCTGCCTTGCACACCGCCAAGGTATGCAACTCAAGCGACTCGCTGAAAGACCCCGACTCGCAGTGCCACTTGTCCCCATCCTCTGCTCCGGTTCGTACGGCTTTGACGATCTCCCCGTCACTCATGGTCACGGTGAACAGATCAAATGAGACTCCGAGTTCAATTTTGATAGTCTTGAACGACGACACTTTTAACTCCCCTTGCTTGACAACCAGCCTTTGATGGTGGGCTGTGATACACCTGTGAAGGACGCTATCTCTTCGATGCTCTTGCCCCTTGCGCTGAGGGCTATAGCCTTCTGCATTGGGGTCTTCGAGCTGACGGTTATCCATCGTCCTGTAATGGAGTCTTCCGCCAATCCAACGTAGGTTGTTATATGGTTCTCAGTTGCTTGCCTGAGCTTGCCATAGGATAACTCAAACACCATCCGCAAAGTTGCGTTAGTTGGCACCGCCCTGCGGAGGTAGTTCCACGGAGTTGACGTGACGCCAGCAAAGTCTGTTACCTTCAGCGCTGAGTCACATGAAGCAGCCTCCCGCTTCGCTTGGTCGAGATCCTCCACCACCTTGGTGACGATGATCTGCACGTCCAAGTCCTTGAGCTGCGCCGTACTCCCAGCCTCCCGGCCATGGCCTTGCAGGTTTGGCTTGTTGCGGTGGTGAACCATGATCACGCTCATGCCAGCGTTGCGGATCGACATGGCTATATCGTTCACCTTCACCCATGAGTGCGGAGAGTTCTCCTCCATCCCGCTCCATGCCTGACGCACCGTGTCTATGACCACGAGCTGCGGCTTCACGTCATTGATGAGCGCTTGCAGCTTACTGACGTTCTCCCCTTCATGCAGACACATATCGTCGTCGCAGACGTTGGCGTTCCAGATAGACAGGCTGTCGTCCATCTCTCCGTACATCCCTTGGCAAACTTCGATGCGGTCATTGAGCGTAGTGGAGCTTCCTTCAAAGTCTAGATAGAGCGTTTTCACCTTGTCCGTCACCGACGATGGGCCATGCCCCATGCCCTTGGCTGCGGCCCAGATGGTGTGCAGTACCCACAGCGACTTGCCATGACCATTGAAGCCAACGACTTGAATGATTGATTGAGGCGGGACGAATGGGTCGATGAGGAACTTCTTGCCAGCGGAGAGACGCTTCAGCTCAGCCAAGTTGTTTGGCCTGATCAACGCTATGGCATTGGCCCTGCGTCTGCGTGTCTCGTTCTTGTTGTCGTACTCTTCGCGCTTCGCATACTTCTCCGGATGGTTGCGCTTGTCGATGGTCAACACAGAGTTGATGACGGTCTCTGATTCCAAGGTGGGCAGCGGCTGCTCAAAGAACTCACGCTCGAACTGCTCCGCTGCAACACGGGCCTGATCCTCGTTCATGCCAGTGGCAATGCACTCGCCAACGTAGCGCACCAGCCATGGGTTGCGCCCATCTCCATCGCGCATCTTGCGGCCCATGCGCTCTATCCTCTCAGCCATGTCGTCCCATACGGTAGCGCCGTACGCCTTTACAGCGGAGAGCTGGAGGCTGTCGAACGACATCTCTGATGCTGGCCCGATCTGCTGCGGCCTATTGATACGCATCCCGGGGTAGACAGTCAGTGCTGCTACAAAGTTTTCAAGCTCATCCAATGGGCAGTTGAATGAATAGATATGCTTGAACTTACCATCCTCACCGAACTTGACTGAGGGCGGGGCAACAACGTAGCCACCATCTCCTCGCAAGTCCAGCCCCTGAACGTCAGGCCAATCGCGGCCAATACCTCCTGCTTTGTTCTGAACCCTCTCGCTGCCACCGGGGTGCTTAAAGTAGAGGTGCTGCCCTCGTGTAGTGGCTACAGTCAGCATCGAGAATAGGTTGGCTTCTGTCACTGCATAGGTCAATGCATCTTGGTTGTCGCAGTCAACAACCACTAGGCCACTGAGCTTGCCAGTGATGACGGCCAAGCCAAACGCTTTAGTAAGACCGCCGCTGCCATTGGGCACACCATCCTCGAACCAGCCCGTCACTTCCTCTTCGGTTGGCTGCGTATCTTGTAGCCGCTTCCACTCTATAGCTGGCATCTTGTCGCTGAACCTGATGGGGATGATTGACCACCCCATCTGTAAGTAGTGCATGGCGTGATCCCATGCTTTCTTTGAGTATTCCTCAAGCCCTACGCCGTAATCGTCATCGGTCATTGGTGTCCTTTCAAAATTATTTTTTAGCTGCCGTTGCAGTTGCATTAATTGTGTCATAGAATTTGTCCAGTTGGTTGCAATAATAAGCAATCGACGCAATTCTTTAACCAGAGGAAACCATGACAGACTCAACACAAACCACCAATGATCCGGTGCTTGCAGCGATTCGTGACTACGTCATTGCTGAGGCACAACACACTCAGTTCAAGGACACTTACAACGCTGCCCGTACCACCTTGCTCAACCTCCTGCCCAAGGAAGTTGGAGAGCACACCATATCCGCTGAAGGCCTCACTCTCACGGTCAAGTACCCAGAGAAGAATGTCTGGGATGTGGAACAACTCGACGCCATGTACGGCAGCGACAAGCCAGCCCATGTGAAGATGAGCTACTCCATTGATATGCGTCTGCTCAAGCGCTTGCCACTGACTGAGCAGGAGGCATTGAAGCAGTGCTACGAAGTCAAGCCCGGCACTCCAGCAATCGACATCGTTAAGGAGTAGCCATGTACCAAGAGGAACGCCGCATCGGCTTGTCTCATGCTCTCCACAGCCACGAAGAACAAGCCAAGGCTGCTCGGGCGCAGCCAGAGATTCTGATGCGTATTGACGGTATCAAGCGTGAGCTTGAAATCCTTGAGCGTGACACCTACGCATATGTCGAACGCCTCGTGCCAATCAGCATCGAGAAGCGAGTCAATACGGCTGGCGGCATCAACAACCCTGTGATAGCCAAAGAAGAACCAGCCAACACAGAGCTGAGCCAGATGCTCCTCTCTATCCAACTCCGCATCGAAGCTCTCCGCACGGAGATCAGAGATGCAACCTCCCGCCTCGCCGTTTAAGGAAACAATATGGCATTCAAACCTCTCAACACAGCGGACGCAACAACCTCGTTCCGCAAGTCCCTGCTCTACGCCAATGCTGGCTGGGGCAAGACAACCCAAGCCCGGCACTTCAAGCGCCACTACGGCAAGGGCTTCATCATCTCCGGAGAAGCTGGCCTCTCCTCCATCCGTGCAGAAGGTATCGACTACCTGCCGTTCACCAGCTTTGATGGCCCTATCGATGAGGCCAAGGGGGTCTACTCCTTCATCCACATCTGCCGCATCATCAACAGCGATGAGTTCCGTACTGCTGGCTACAAGTGGATCATGCTCGACAGCCTGACCGAGTTGTCCGACATGGTGTTCTCTTGGGCTGACGCCAAGGCCACATCAACCGCTGCTGCCACTGGCAAGAAGACCAATGGGTTCGAGGTATGGGGTGACTACAAGGATCGCATG